CCAAAATCGATCGTCCCCGGTTCGTTCCAGACGTCAAAGGTGTCCAAAAACCCCACGGTATTGGCCCCGTTGAAGCTCCCAGTCGGATCGTTGATTTGGGCAAAGGCATGAGTCGCCAGCACGATCGTGTAACCGAAAGTGCTCCCGTCGACCAGCAAAATCGTGGTCCCGTTATCGATCATCCGGCAGGGGCCAGTGCCGAAAACGGTCAGGTCGCCCAGGTGGGTCAGAACAAAGCCCGAGGACACGTAGTAAACCTTTACTCCAATAACAGCAAAGCCCTGCCCGTTGGAGGCCCGGTAGATGCACCGGACGGGATTTATGTTGGCTCCGTCCTGCACCAGCTGCCGAAGTCCCGGCCGCTGATAATACGTCAGCGGCACAGGGCTGTCTTCCCGATTAATTTCGGGAAAGTAATTCACACAACGCTGGGCGTTGGCAATACGAGAGCGGGCTACATAAGAGCCGCCGATAAGGGGAAGCCTCATGTGCCCGCTCCAGAATTACGCCGTGGAAGACCGCTTCCACTGTCCCATCTTGATGCAAAAGTATTCCGCCACGACACCAGCAGCCTGGGCAACGCCAGTGGCAGTCGCCACCTGGGAATTCGATCCCTGCAGGGCAATCGTATCGCCAGCACCAGCATTGTTGGCATTGCTCGGATTTCCGAAAACCTGCATCGAGGTCGCCGTCGCGTTGTTGATGATGCACTTCGCGCCAGGGATCGCCAGCGGGAGCTGGACGGAATCATTCGCCGAGGCAACTGTCTCGACATTATTAATCCCATGGCCCAGTACCGTCGCGTTGGCCTGTCCACCGCCAGCAAAAGCGATAATGCCATTCCGATTTCGGGTGACGTAGCTTGCCAGCTGCAATACCTGTCCGCCATCGATAAGACGGAGGCCATTGATGAAACTCGAGAATTGATCGATCAACTGAGGAATAAGGGGCATCGAAGTTCCTTCCTGCGGGAGAAGCCGCTACTTGAGAGCCGCCAGCGGGATCGCTGCTCGGTTAGTAAGACCGGTCAGAGAAGATGTTGTAAATCCCGTTCCTGACCAAATCAACGGGCATTTGCAAACGGGCAATATTGGTGTTCGCGCCACGCAAGGCATTCAGCGAGTCCTTGGCCAGTCCGGGCAGCAAATCCCCCGGCATTGTCCGAATGCCATACTTGGAGCGCAAGCGCATAGCCAAATTCAGCACCATCGCGTTGTAATACTCATACGGCAGGGCGAAGGCGTCGGAAAGAGTCTGGAAGACGACCGGCAGCTGGGCCTTGATCGTGACGTGGACTGCGTAGATGTTGGCCTGCGGAACTGGCCAGGGATACACGCGGCCGAGAGGCCAGCTCGCGTCCAAAAAGATCACCCCGGGAAAACTTACCAGCTGTTTGAGGGCAATCTTATTATAGTCCTCCATGCTTTGGAGAATATCCAGCGGGTAGTCGATCTGGTTCGGCTGGCTCTGGACGAGCTGGCGGAGAAAGGCACTTTCCAGCTTATCCGGCCTCATCGAATTGGCCCCGGTGTCCAGGTCTCCTCCTGGGCCGATGCTGTAAGACTGAGCACCGGTGCTGGTCTTGGAGAGCGTCACGAGGTGATACACGAGCCACCTCTTCCGCGCCCACTCTTGCAGCATCCACTGCAGCCTGGCCCACGCGTCCGTGGTATCCTCGGCCAAGGGGGTCTGCCCGACTCCGATAGCCCCGCTTTCCTTGAGAGCGGCCGTGATAATATCGCCAATCGAGGTCGCAGCTGGATCGATATTGCTCACGGCCCTTGCTCCTTATTTCTTGCTCTTGAGCGCGGCCTCGAGAGCCTGCTCGGTCTCGGCGTTCTTGGCCGTGAGCTCGGCGATCTGCTTCCGCAGAGCGGCCGCCTCGTCCTCCTGCGCCATGCGGGCAGCATCGATCGGGCTCGCCGCCATGACCGGGGGCTCGAGGCCAGCCTTCCGATAACGGGCCGCGATGGCGCTGCCGGGGAGTTTGTGCCAGCCTTCGGCCAGCAGGGCATTGGCCTCGGCCTCGTCTTTCGCGATCTTGGAAATAAGCTCTTTCTGCTCCCCGACCCACTGCGGGCCAAATGGCGTCGCAATGGCCGTCGGCGCGACGGTCTGCTTCTCCTCTCCCTCGGGATGATAAAGCATCATCGGGTAGATGGCCTTCTGGTGGATGGAGAGGCCCGTGCCGTCCCGCGCGTTAATGTTCGCCGGATTGCTGTCGAAGACCCCTTTGTCCTCCATCATATCGTAAATTGTAAACCTTCTTCCACGAGCCTGGGCCATTTATTCGTTCTCCTTCTTGGTCTGAGCCTTGACGGCCCACATGGCCGCGTCTTCAATATGGGTCTGCGCCAGGGCCTTCAAACGCCCACGTTCATTTCCCACGTCAGAAGTTCGATCGCTCGAAATCTCCTCGACAAGATCGATCAAGTTCGCTGCAGCTTTCTTAATCGCATCGACCATGGGATCAGACGAGGGATTAAATGAAAGTCCAACTCGATATTCACCTTTACTTAACATTTCGCTTTTCCTTAAATTCGGCAATCCGTTGAGCCTTAGCGCCAGCTTCGTCGATCTTGCTGGTAACACCTTGGCCTGGGACTGGCGAGGGGAGGGATCGCCTGTTAACTCCCCCTCTGCCAGTAAATTGAGCCATTATTCCGTCCCGGACTTGGGCCTCTTCCAGAGAATTGCACCAGCCATCGCCGAGGTCGTAAAGCTCGAACTCATCCCGGACCATTCGACCATTCGGGGCTGCCTCGACATGGAACATCATCTTGGGCCATTCGCTGCTGGCCGGGCTTGGACCAGGAGCCAGATGAAACTGATGCCCATGCTTTGCAAAGATCTCAAGCGCCTCCTTACCAAGCTCGAACGCCTTCTCGAGATAGGCTAACGTCCGGGGGTCCCCCGGATGCTCGGCTTGCAGGCGGCGCTTGAGAGTATTCCAATCCATTCGAAGGTCCTTCTACTAAGAGCGAAAAGACCGCCCCGAAGGGCGGCCTCTCCTCGACAGGTCCACCAGGGGCCTGGCTACTGATAAATCACGTCCGCGACGACGCACGCCCACTCAGGTCTGATCCACAGGTACCCGTAGAGGACGTCGAGGCGGGTGATGAGCTGGTCAGTTCCGATGAAGTAATCAGTGACCATACGCATCGAGACTCCGTCGAAGGACTCCCGGGCGGCTTCATGCACGTTCTTCGGCATTTCCAGATCCGCAGTCGCCAGGGTGACGGCCTCGGGGGCATAAGCGAAGTTCTTCGTGTACGAGGCACTCGCCGCCAGACCATTCGTCGGGTTGACAGCAGCGCCATTGGCAGGGCTCGCAGTCACGGTCTGGTACTGGACCGGCTGCCCGCCGACCGCCGGGACAATGGCCGGGTAGATCGGAATGCTCGTGGCACCGGCAGCAACATTCGCCGTCACGACGAACTGACGCAGCTGGCCATAGGACTGCTTCGTGATCCGGTTGACTGCGAAGACCCCGGCGATCGTGATGATGTCGCCGATGTTGAGGCCATTCGCGAGGGCATTGACCGTGAGCGAAAGGCCGGTCTGATTGGCCCCATTGACCGTCGCGGAGCCCTGTGCCAGCGCCCCATTCGTGTGGGCAATCGTGGTCTGATCTTCTAGCCAGATGAAGCCCAGGGCGTCGTACATCTTGCCCGTGACGTACTGGCGGGAGATTTCCGAGGCCGGGTTGAGAAGGCCCGACAGGGTCGCAACGACGGTCGCCTGAGTGTCTGGCGAGTTGACAACCTTGCGGTTGCCGACAGGGCCAGAGTTGTTTGACAGCTTCGCTCCAGCCCGCAGATAGGTCTGGGCGATGGGCGAAATGACGTTGTTGCTCGAGTCCTGATTGGCGACGAAGTTACAAATACCGCCTTCGCTACCGTTCATGATATCGACGGCAACTGCGCCGGCGAGGTTGTTGACCATCGGGGCGAGAACTCGCTTCGAGTAGTCGTCGAGGGACAGGGTCCGGTCGGCCGTCGAATAGCCGACATCGACGTGCTTCTGAGTCGCCAGAACCAGGGTCGTCGACTGTTCGGACGTATCCTGCACTGACAGGGCCGGTCCGGTCGTGACGGTGAAGTCGTTCGGCAGCCTAATGCGCAGGGTCGAGCCGATCTTGGCACCCGAGACCGCAAAGCTGTCATCATACTGCATGTCGACATTCTGGAGGAATGCGTTGGAGTTCTTCCACAGACGCACCGCCTCACGGGTAATCATGTTGATAGTGAGCAGGGTATTGGCCATTTGAGATCCTTTCTCGGCCGGGGATTGAGTGCTGCCCAAGCACAGGAGGGGAGGCGGAACATCGAAGGCATTCCCGTTCGAAGTCGGTCGGAGGCTTAAGCCCCTCCTTGGCCACCAAGCACTTTGAGCTTACGCTGCGGCTGTGCTAGAAAGCCGATCCAGCAGAGCTGGCATTTGGGTTGGGTCGAAACTTCTCAGCCGAAAGCCGATTACTCGACTTTCCCCTTTGATAGCGAGGACGGCGATCCTCCCATCGCTTCGACATTCGATCCCAGAGGGAAGAGTGTCAAACGGTGGGTCCACTTTCAAGGGCAGCCTCAAGGCTTCGACCCAATTCATTAATTCCGGCCCCGAGCGGCGACCTGAGCCTCACGGCGTTTCATCCACTCGGCAGTCGTGAGATTGTCAGCCTGCTCCGGGTTGGTCGGATCGACAGGCAATTGCTCCCCTCTCCCGCCAGCCAGAGGCCTCACCGGTGGCGGGACCTTCGAAACCCCCTCGATCTGCGCCCCCTTGAGGGCTTTCTTGGTCAACTCGACGCCCATCCTGAGAGGGGACAATGCGAGAATGCGATTGGCTTCGTCCAGGTCCTGGCCCAGCTCATACATCAGCGTTGCCAGTTCCCCAGTCTCGAGACCGGCCTGCAAGAGGGCATTATACGCCGCGACTTCATCCGCGTCGGACACATTGACCAGGGACCTCACGTCCGCAAGTCGGGCGTCAAAGTCCTCCCACTGGGCGCGTCCCTTCGCAGCTTCGGCATTACAGCGATCATTGAAAGTGTTGATGGCGACTTGCTGGCGAGCCGCTGCGGCCACTCGGGCATTGAAATCCGCTGTGGGATCGAGAGCACCAGCGGGAGCCGGAACAGCTGGGGCCGCAGGTGGCGTATTGACTTTCTCGCGAAGCTCCTGCAGCTGACCTGTCAGCTTGGCGATCCTGGCGTCCCGCCAGTCTTTATCCTTGCCCTTCGCTGGTGGCGTTTTGGCGGCCGGGGGAGTAGCAGACGGCCCTGTCTTACCACTCCCCTCGGCATCGCCGGTACCTTCGCCGGAGTCGCTTACGGCTGGGGCACCTTCGACAACAGGAGCCTTCGGCTCAACTGCTGGCGAAGAGGGAGACTCCGGAGACGGGGAGGAGGTCGCCTCCGGAGTCGGTGTGACAGCAGGGCCATTGGCGTCCCCCTCCGGCACACGAGGAATATTCCGAATTAGGTATTTTTCCAAAATCTTTCGCATCTCGACTCGCTCCTTACAGGGCCTTAACTTGGTCTCGCCGTCCCTTGACCAACGACGCATCAAGGATCAGGGCCGAAGTTATTTCTTCTTTGAGGACCTCGTCAAGGGGGTAAACTAGCATACGTGCAAGGGTGGCCCGTGCGCCTTCGATGGCGGCAGGCCAATATTTCTTCACGAACGCATCTTCCAGGCCCTTGCGGCTCATGCCCGGATGCTGGGCTTGCCAGCGGGTCCAAATCATGTCGTTTTTCATAGTCTCGTCATAGAGGGCCCGGGTCATTTCCTGTGCCGTTTTGGCGACCATCAAATGACAGTGAGCGCCACTCTTGAGTTTGCTTGGAGTTTGCATCTTTTTTCCTATTCCTATCAATACGAAATATGCGGCATGACCTTGTATGGGTCATAGTCCACCGGCTGCAATCTGACATTCGCCAGCGAAGCAGCAAGCATCATTTTCATCAGGGAGGCCTTGGCATTCGGATCGACGCCAGCATCAGCCGAGGGCGCAGAGCCCTGACTTGCATTAGTCTGCGCGACTTCATCTGGCGTCGGAGCGATATGTCTCGTCGAGGCCAATTTATTCGGACTCATCGGGGTCCCAGCGAAATTGTAAGCGTTCTGCCTCCTGGTCTCTTCCGAGTCATCCCCATAGCGAATGTAATTCTTCAAGGCCCTGTTCGCAGAGTCAATGTCCTTCGCATTTGCGAAAGCCTGACCGGCGCTTTTCTCTGTTGCCCAGCCGGGCAAATTGGGCCCGAACTCCTTGGGGTTCGTATTTGCGAGGCCCATTTCTTGCCGGATGAATTTGACCTGCGTTGCCGGGTCCGTCGGGCTTGCTCCGATGGCTTTCGCGTAAGCTTGCAAGTTGTCCCACCGACCTTCGCGCCACTGGATTAGGCCATGGGCTCCTTCCCCTGGATTAATAATCCCCGGGCGCAATTCGCTTTCCTGCTTCATATTCCCAGTCAGAGCGTAAGCCTGGGGATCGCCCCAGCCGCTTTGCTTGATCATCGGAATGAGAGCATCAGCGGGGACACTACCTGCCAAATCGGCCACCTCCACTGGTGGGGCGACTGGCGGGGGCATCAGAATGGGGACACTTGCCGCGAGCGGAGGCGGGATCGCTGGCATCGTGCCAGTCAAATCGAATGGGTTCATGCCATCGTCAAGTGCCATCTTACGCTCCTTTCACGACTTTGAGGTGCTTCCCTGGCCTCGTCGGATCGCCGACGTACCACTCCCCATCAGGGGCTTTCTTGGCTCCTTCCACTGGAGGAGCCTCGGCATCAGCTGTTCCCTCTGGCGTCGGCCCATCGATGTCCAAGTTGTTGGAATTTGCCTCAATGATCGGGCTCAAATGAGTCTGCATGGCCTCATTCACGAGCTGGCGAATGACGTCCATCAGGCCGCCGGAGTCCATTGGGATGAGGTCCTTCAGCGCGGCCATTCTCTTCGTCTCGGCCTCATAGACATCAATATCCCGCATCTGCTCCTTGCCGACCAGCTTCAAGTCTTTCTTCCCGACCTCTTGCAGGGCCTTCGCCAGGCTTTCTTTCAGGACCTGATTGCTCTGCATCAATTGCTGCTCATTCGCCGACGGCCCATCGCCCAGTGCCGCAGGGGGAACCAAGCGCTTGAGCCTCTGCGCCGCTTCTGCTGCTTTGTCGAAGTCCATTGCCGCCAGCATGATATCCCCGATGATCGGGACGACCTGGGGGGCTTGGGTCATGATCAAGGTCAGCATTTGCACGGTTTCTTCCCTCTTCGACCCGTAAGACGGACCAACAGACGGGCTGACTGAGTAATCTCCCAGCGCCGGGTTGAAAATATGCATCACGGAGTTATCCAGAGTCTTCCGGGCCATCATGTAAGCCTGCTGGGCTTTCGGGTCAATCGTGACCTCGAACGGGACTTCGTCATCCCCCTGGATCGAAATCACTCGCTTGGTGTCATAGACCTTCGGGATGAGGTCGAGCGCTTGCGTCGCCGTAAAGACCAGCGCGCTTTCGTAGTTGTCTTGAAAGTGGAAAACCGAGGTCTCGGCCTGGGCCTGCCGCCCGCGAATGGCCGTCCCAGTTCTCTCATTCCCCGCCATGCCCATGGAGTTCTGCCACTGCCCACTCACCATCATGGTTTGATTGAAAGCAGTTTCCATGCCCATCTGGTAAGCCGGGCTGGCCGTCGGCGGCTGGGTCCTCTGCGGCGGCTCGATCTTCTGCCCGTTGTCATCAAAAGCATTGTAGACCAGAACCGAGTGATTGGCCGTGTTGGCCGTGTTCCACATGGACTCATATTCTTCGATCGCCTGAGCACTGGCGACC